ATGGCCAGTCACTGTCAGTTTTATAACTATAAATTTCAGGAGGTTATTTTATTGTCTTTTAAAATCTTAAAATTTAAATGCTGTGGACTTGACGTCCACAAAACATGGATCTATGCCTGCATCGGTATCACGGACTCCAATAATCGTACTGAATATAAGCAAGCTCGCTTTTCTTCCTTTACTAAAGGATTAAATGAGCTGTGTGACTGGCTTGCAAAATATAACTGTACGGATGTCTGTATGGAATCTACCGGCAAGTACTGGATTCCTGTTTTTAACATTTTAGAGCAACACAATCTATGGGTTACTCTTTCTCATCCCAAATACACTAAACCAATGAAAGGGAACAAGACCGACCGCAAGGATGCGAAATGGATTTGTGACCTTTACATGTGTGGAATGGTAAAACCTTCTTTCATTCCACCTGCTGACATCAGAGAGCTTAGAGATCTTGTAAGATACCGATATAAACTCACCTGTATGATCACTGGTGAGAAGAATCGTGCTCAAAATTGTCTTACCGTATCTAATCTTAAGCTTGATGATGTATTTTCTGATGTATTTGGTAAGTCTTCCCGTTCTATTACAGAACAGATTTTACAACACCCAGGAGAAAAATTTGATGTAGCACCTTTTGTTCACGGACGCTGTAAGACTCCTATTGAAGAAATACAAGCTGCTGTTGATGGTGCCATTTCAAAAGAACAAGCCGTTAAACTCAGACAGTGCCTTGATCACATTGATGAACTGAACAAGCACATTTCAGAATTAGAACAGGAAATCCTTCGTCTCAGTGATAAATATGAGGCTGCTTTAAATTTAATAAGGACTGTTCCCGGATTCGATAAAAATCCGATGACTGCTGTTCAAATACTTTCAGAGATTGGTGGTGATATGTCTGTCTTCCCCACAGCGAAACACCTCGTCTCATGGGCAGGATGCTGTCCTCGCAACGATCAAAGCAATCAAAAAATCAAATCCACTCGGATTTCCCGTGCTGGTTCCTATTTTAAACCAGTTCTGGTACAAGTTGCAAATGCTTTAATCAAATCGAAGAAACATTTAGAATTTACCAACCGCTATAAGCGTATCAAAGCACGCCGTGGTCACAAGAAAGCCATCATTGCTATCTGTCGTATGATCCTGACCGCTATCTGGCACATACTCTCAGATTTAAAGCCATATACACCTGAAGGTTTTCTCGAATCTCATCCTGTGAAGGAAGGAAAAGTTCTTTCCTCTTCACAAGCACTTAATTTTTTTAAACAACGGGGCTACATCATAAAGGATGAGCCTTTATCCGTTTCCTGATTAGGTGTTGCGTTAATATTCGATTTTTCAAGCTATCCCTGGGATGGTTTATTTGTTATGCTCTATTTTCTCGGGTAACCTCTACTTCTTTGTTTCAAACTTTTTACACCTCGCTCTTCTCTAGCATCATGTTAATCGCTTCAAATTCAAGCTCTGATGCTTCTATGTTTTCAATCAAGCTAATCGGGATTTTGTAAACATCTACATCAACTTCAATTCCATCCAGCAATTCACCCAACTCTGATTCTAGGTTTTGCTCCATTCCCTTTTTGGGCACAATGTCACCATTTTTCTTTTTATCGCAGTACTTTTCAATCAATTCATTTCTTGATTCTTGGAAAGGAATTGCAGCCTTATCCAGTGTTTCAATATTATGGTTGATTGCATAAATCGCCTTAATTGGCTTCCTTACACCATTGTTTTTAAACGATAAAAGTCCATTGATTGTCTTTACCAGTGTTCTATTTGACATCTTCATTTTGATACCTCATTTTTCAATAAAATTTGCAGCAACACCAACATATCTAGGCAGTCCATCAGCATACGAATAGACTGGATATGTCGGTGTTCCAACATTAAATTTGCGTGTTTCTGTTTTCCCAGACTTCGGATTTCGGAAAGCGATCGGAAAAAATGGTGGTTCTATTGCAGCAGCAAAAGCTACTGCTTCTTTATCATCCAAAGGTGCTAGCACAATATTTAACTTAATTTTCTTTGCTATGATGTCACCCTCCATATCACCAGACGCAACTCGCCCTGTATTGCGGCTCCAGATGATGTTATCTGTTACCGTCAGGTCTTTAACTTTCAGCTTCAATCCACTTATGATTACGGTTTTTACTGGGCCATCCATTGCATTGCTTCCCTCCTTTACGTTAAAAGTTGTGCCTTACCTGTCTGTATGACTCTGCTGTTGTTTTCCTTTTTGACAACCTCAAAGATCTTCTTTGCATCGCCCTGGAGAACAACATTAACTGTCACATTTCCATTTCCTCCACCATTTCCACTGTAACGTGCCATAACTGCTTCCATTCCACTCGCTACGGCACTCTGCATTACACTTGCAAGTTGTGACTGGTTTAAGACCTCTGTCCTGCCGCCTACATGTCCCACAAGCTCTGGTCCTGCTTCGCCTGCAATAAACATCGAACCTGCATTTACTGTACCTCCTGCATATCGTGGAATGGCGCTAAAGCTTGACATGAAGTCTTTTGTAATAACTCCTCCACCGCTAAACTGTGGTATATCATGCCATCTTCCACCATAAAAGGCTCCTCCTGTGGATTTTTTAGTACCTGAAACTATGCTTGAAATAAATGCTGTTATCCCTGAAAGAATTAGCGATACTCCAGATTGTTTCTGAACCTGATTAACATATCCTAAAATTCCACTGAACCATTTTCCAGATGTAGGGATCGAATCTCCTAATGACGTTACCCAACCTGTCAGTCCACTAAACCAACGGTTGTTCTCCGGAACTCTGTTCTGAAAATCTGTCATCCAACCTGTTAATCCGCTGAACCAACGATTGTTCTCTGGAACTCTGTTCTGAAAATCTGTCATCCAACCTGTTAATCCGCTGAACCAACGATTGTTCTCTGGAACTCTATTTTGGAAATCTGTCATCCAACCTGTCAGTCCACTAAACCAACGGTTGTTCTCCGGAACTCTGTTCTGAAAATCTGTCATCCAACCTGTTAATCCGCTGAACCAACGATTGTTCTCTGGAACTCTATTTTGGAAATCTGTCATCCAACCTGTTAATCCGCTGATCACTCTATCGGCAATTGAATCTTGTTTGCTTGTCAAATTTGCTACCAAATCAAGCTTTTTTGCATAGTCTGGAAGTGCATTTTTAGCACTCACAACATTTGCTGATGCACCTTGGATTGTCTTGTCTTTTTGGGTAAGCTCACTGGTATCAAGTGATCCTGCCTTTAAATTCACTTTAAATTTCTGATCAAACATGTCAGTTAAGGTATTGCTGATTCCTAGTGTTAATTTATCAGATTTTAAAGATTCAGTTACGCTATCCAGTGTATCTCTCAGCTCATCTGCAAGTGATTTCCAAACTCCAGTCAACTTAATCCCTTTAAGTTTTTGAATTAAGTTTTTTGTATTGGTTGTTGCAGATGAAGTATTATCTCTATAGCGTCCCATAGCCACTTGCAATTTATCTACAGTCTCTCCAGATGTCTCGACAGTTCCATTTAGTGATTCCATGTTTTCTTTCATTGTTCCAAATTGAGGATTCATTTCTCGCATGACTTGCCAGAGTGCTTCCTCGTCTTCTGTAAGATTCTGAAAGTCAATGGAACCATCTCTCACTTTTTGTAAAAACTTGTCAAAAGTTTTTTCCCAAGTCTCGACTGTTCCACCGTATACATCCACTCTTGATAAGAGTCCATTTAATATATCAGCTTTCCATGAGACGGAATCATCTATAAATTTGGTTTTTAATTGCTCAAGAGCAACTACGGCATCGCCGTAAATCTTAGAAGCATCCTCTAACGCACTTGAAAATCCCTTTTGAATAGCTGCGTTTTTCTGCGTTTCAATAAGTTTTTCAAGTGTATCTTTTGTTCCTTGATAAGCCGTCTGTATGCTTCCGATTTCCTTAGCGATATCTGGTGCGTACTTTGAAATTTGTTCATAGTAAAATTTGAACAAGGACTCATCCTGCGCTGATAAACTTCCATTCTTTTTAAATTTCTCATTTATTTCCCAAAATTTATCCAGTGAATCCATCGCCGAATCAAAATTACTAAGCTCATCTTGTTTAAACTTTGGCCACTCAACATTCAACTTCGAAATGGCTTTGTTAAGGTTATCAGCTATAGCGGTATACTTTGTGTCGTTACCCCCGAATATAAGCCCCCATGCTGCCTCAAATAATCCAAAAAACGTGTTGACAACTATATTTGCACTTGTTTTTAAGATTTCGCCCCAGTTGATGCCCTTAATGAAGTTGTTTATATCAACTCCAAGAGATCGCCAATTAAATGTTGCTGCAAACTCGTTAATTGCGGATAGTGCACCTTTAAATGCCTGACCTAGTGCTTTTCCTGCTTGGCTAAAATCAGTCTTAGCTAAAAAAGTATTTGCAGAATTTGCCAGTTCTGAGCCTATTCTTTTCCAGTCAACCGTTACTGAGAAAGTCAGCAATGATGAAGTTGCTTTATTCAGTCCATCGGATAGCATTGTGCCGATTGCTTGCCAATCTACCTTGTAAAATACGCTGTTGATTCCGTCTGAAAAATTTCTTGATATTGAATTAAAATCAATTCCTTCTATTCCTGTTGTTAGCGCAGATGTGATTCCATTGATTCCAGTCGCAATGGTTTGCCCAGTTTTTGTGTAGTCTCTATCTGCAAAAATGCTATTGATTGTACTTGCAAGTGCATTACCTGCTTCCTGCCACCCTGTAGTGCCGCTAAAATTGATCTTGGACATATCTACTACAAATCCATCAAGGAAGCTCCACAAAGCCTTGTATTTGGCGTTCAGAGTCTTTCCAAGGTCATCCCAATCAATAGTAGCTATCGCACTTCTAAGTCCGCCTGACATAAATTCGCCAAGTGATGCCCAGTGAGTTGTGTCAATAAAGGTATTGATTGCGCCTACAGCTGTGTTGACTGCTTCGCCAAGTGTTCTTCCAACGCTCTTATCAAGACCTTCCGTCTCAAAGAAGCCGTTTATAAATGTTCCTGTGACTTTGGCAATTTTGTTCGCCTGCTCCTTGATCGGCTCCCAGTCAATGGAATCAAGTGCGTCACGGAGTTTTGTTCCAACTATTTTACCGATGTCAGTAAAATCGGATTTCGCCCAAGCATCTTTTACGAGATCTGCAAAGTTAGATACCGCTCCTGGTATATCCTTTTTTGTAAAAAGTATAGGATCTTTCGTTCCTGAGCCGTTTCCAGAACCACTTCCATTTCCACTTCCCGAACCGCTGTTAGCTGCGTTATCGAGATCTTCCGAAAATTTTTCGATTTCATCAAATCCCATTAACTCACGCTTTAACTCATCGGTCTTGTCTTTTAACTTATCAGTTGCGTCACTTGCTGCATCACCTGCAGATGCTGTGCCGTTTAAACTGTCGCGATAGTCTTTGATGTTTTTTACGGCTACCGTGTATGATGTTTGCCCTGTTATTGATGCTATGAAAGCACCTACGGCATTGATTCCTGCAACTGCATAATCTACAATTTGGTCAATAACTGGTGCAACAATATTTAGTATTGGCTCAAATGCCGCAGCTACGCTATTTCCAACATATGACATGTCAGATGTCAATAATGACAAACTCTTATTCGCCCTGTCGCTAAACATAACAAGATTGTTGATTCCATCCTTGATTCCTGACCGTAGCTTGTTAAACAGTACGTACAAAGACCGGATTCCAAAACCGTAGCGCAACACAGTTGTAATTCCGTGCTTTAATTTTTTGTTAAAATCCCCAAGACTAGCTGAGGACTGGCTGAACGGACTCTTTAACCCAGATAATGCGTTTTTGCTTGAGCCAAAATTCAAAAAGTCCCATGACAACTTTGCAAAGCTTTTTGTGAACGACAAGATCTGCTTGTTTACTTTCACTGCAAAAGATCCTATTTTGCCAATTGCACCTGCAACAGATATCGCCTTTCCTACAAATCCACCCATGATGCCTGCCAAATCACTTATATCTGATTTTAACTGAGATAGGCTAAGTGGCAATTTTTGCATGTTTCGGTTCAGTCTGTTGATATCCTCTGGTGTGTCTCTAAATATTGGTGGCTCTTGCGAAGCTTGTTCAAGCGTTTGCCTGTAAAAACCTAAGTTTCCTGTAAGCTCACTTATGCTAGAGCTCATATGGTCAATAACCATGTCAGACGTTTGCGATGCATTTGACAATGCTTGCAATGCTGTTTCTGACAATTGACCAGTTTGCGCAAATGCTCTAACCTCATTCTGTGTTAATTGCAGAGCAGAATCCAATGCAGACAAGCTTTGCTCAACCAAATTTACATGATTGTTTAAATCATCTATTGGTGCAGAAGTTTCACTTGCGGTACTATATTCTCTGAGGGTTCCATGCAATGTTGACAGTGCATTTTCTATGCTTTCGGTTGCAATTCCTAATTGCTGTGCTGATTGTACAATCATAGTTCTGGCCTGTGAGCCAACCCTATCTGTCGAAGACGGGAGTGATTGCAACATATCAAATAATTCTGATAGCTTTTGTTCAACAGAATCAGTTGCAGTGCCTAAATCCGATAGTGATTCCATCAAATTTAATTTTGGTGAATTTTTTTGTTCTGTTTGCAACATTTCTAGTGATTCTTGCAAAATTTTAGTTCTATATTCCTGCATATCCCCTAGAAATGAATTATATTCCGCTAACCACTGTTCACCTTTTGTAATGTCAGCTCCATTGCGTACAGCTTCTAGTGCTTCTCCAACCTGTTTGATTGAGGACCTTGTTTGTGCAAGCTGTTCACGGTATTTTAAAATTTTGTCAATAGCTACATCGAGACTTTCGTTGTTGTTATTCCATGTTTCGTTAATAGATTTAATAAGCTCGCCTTTGTAATTTATTAGCTTTTGATACAAAGACTGTATTTCGCTTAGTTTTGTAGGAATATTGATTTCATTTCCTTTTGCAGTCGTCTTAGCAATTAAGCGTTCTGGGCTGCTAGATCCTAGTGCATATTTCAATTCGGAATCATGTACTAATTCTCTTATTGTTTTGCTTGCACTGTTTTTAATATCAGTAGTCTGTTTTATTGTTTCCTGTAATGCTTTTATGTTCAGCTTTGCAATTCCAGAAAAGTCAATGTTTTTCAAAGAAGCCAGTTCACCCAAGCCAAGTTCTTTAAGTCCTTTGAATGCTCCTGCCAGGCCTTTTCCGTCTCCTACAGCATTCGTAACAGATTCGATGGTTGACCTTAGATTGATAAGGTCTTTCATTTCACTGTTCACAACATCGGTTACAGTCTGTTGCTCTTTTTCAAATGCTCTGGTCTTCTGCCCGATTGCGCTTGCGACTTCTTTTACACTTTCTGTTTCATTGTTTTCTGATAGTTTTTTGCCACCATAAACATCGTTTTCTGTAAGCCCATACTTCTCACTGAGGTTAGGTATGTCTTTTGCGGCAAACTTTGATAGTTCGGATTCAATTTCCTGTACTGGAATCAAACCGTTTTTAATGACATCTTGTGATGTCATCACAGCTTCCTTGCGTATATCTCTTAAACGTTCTACTACGTCCTTGAACAGATCTGTTGCGTTTTTTGTAGTATCAAATGTGGTATTTATTGATTTGTTCATATCATCTATGAACGCTACAAAATCTGTACCACTATTTGTTGTGGAAAAATTCTTGCCAAGTACACTTCGCAAGTTTGCAAATTCCCTGTCTGTATTTAAATCGTTCTTTACGCCAATCGGGATCTTTATGTTTCGAGCTTTTTTGATATAGTTATCAAAGGCCTTTTCAACACCGTCTAGCTGTCTAATCTCCTTAACGTTCTGTGCGATGGTATTTTTTACATTTTCCATCGCACTTTCTACGTTATCCATGGCCCTTTTCCATGTGTCCTCGGAAAAAATTGAACCCTTCTTTTCGTTAAGTTGTAGGTTGTTAAGCTTAATAGATGCTTCTGCCAGTTCTCTTACAGATTTCTCAACTGCTGCAATTCCTGTCTTGTTGGTTATCCCTGTCAGCTTCGTTAGTCTTTGCGTTAATCCATTTACAGATGTTGAGTAGCGGTCAATTCCGCTTTTGTTGTCGCCCAATCCGGTTAGGGATTGTTTCAACGCTTCAATATCAGATATAGCTTCTTTGATATTTGTTTTAGCTTCAATCCGTATTGAATCAATATTTACCTCACTCATTTTATCCCTCCTCCCTTAGATCGGGCTCTCTGGCAAGCCTTGCTTTTCAAGCTGCCTGATTCTTTGCTTCATCTCGTACACTGCGATTTCCTCATTTGACTCCGCATTGCCGTTTTTGCTTTTCTTCGCTTCCTGCTGCAAGAAAGGCATATCTGGATATTCGAACGGCGGTGTATGCTTACCTTTGAACCACTGGCTGTTACCCAGTGTTGATAAAATAGACATTCTCACATACCTGCCAAGCATGTGGTTTTGCATATCGACTTGCTGTTGATGCAGCTTGTAAGCAAGTTCATATGGTTTTAACTCGCACGGACACATATCGCCTATTTTTTCAGCAGTAAAGCCGTATTGTTGCGTAACGCATAAAAAATACGGAAGCAGCTTTTCATCGTAATAATCAATTGGATCTATTACTCTGTTTTTTGCTCTTCCGCTTCTTTCTCCGCTTTCATCTGCAGAACTTCTTTCTTGAAAAAACCGTTCTGCATTACCTCTTTTAGCAGCTCTTCAAACAGCTCTTTGATGCTTGAATCTTCCTGATCGGTATACTCATCAATCAATTCACACACCTTTGCTGTTGCTTCTTCCTTGCCTTTATTTGTGTTATAATCATACCCAAACTCATCCTTATGTCTTTTTTGCAGTCCCACAAGCAAAAACTCCGGAACCATATTAAGCATCATTTCGATATCGTCAACAAAATCACCGTTGGACTGTTGAACTTCATCATCGCTGGACTGCTGAATTTCTTTAATCTTCTTTAAAATTCCGCTCTTTGTAGTTGCTTCGATTCCAAACTTAATTTCATAATTCATAAATTTCATAATTCATTCTCCTTTAAACAAAAAACGGGAAGCTCACGCTTCCCGAATATAGCTGTTACATTTCTTTCTTCGCCAGTGTAATTGACGTTGGGTAACCGTTCTCGTCTTCTGTTACAGTTACGGTGTAACTATCCTCGATCCACCTTGGAACGGTTACTGTGGCAATTGTTGCTGTTCCTGTGAGGTGATCTTCTGTTGCCTCGTCTGGTGCGAAAGATTCTGTTCCTACAAAAGCCACAATTCCTTCCGAACCTTTTCCATCTGTGCCGTAAAGGATGCAGATATCTAATTGTTTTCCCTCGTTTTTAACTAGTTCATCCTTATATTTTTTTTCAAATGCACCTGGTACTTCCATTGATGCAGCTGCTCTTCTTCCCTGTTCCTGAGTCTCTATCAAGTCTTCCAAGGTTGATGTATCAACCATGTTGACAGTGCCGAAAGGTGATGGAATTGATTTTGCTCTGATCAAGAGCTTATATTCACCTGCCCAGTAATCGGCTGCGCCATCTTCCTTTGTCTTTTCTCTGTAGATGATTCTACTTTTTAAACCTACTGCCATTTTGTATTCCTCCTACTAAAAAAGCCCCATCTTGCCGATGGAGCTTAAAAAATATCATTCCAATCAAATGTTCTTTCAAAACGTGCTACATAACGATATATTGGTGATTGATTGTCCGCATATGGTGACATTTTTACATCAAACATAAGTTTTTTTAGGCAGTCCATAATTTCTGCCATTATAGTTCTGCAGTCTAGCTGTGATGTGTTGCTATACACTTCAATTTGAATTCCTGCCACTATAGTGTTGATTCTTGTGCGTTCCAGATCGGAGTTTGCTTCGCTTCCGCCCAACTGATGGACGTACACGCACGGAAAATTACGCTGTGAATCATTGCTTATGCTTGAGGTGGTGTACATTATTTGCGGATATCTTTTCTTTAGCTTGTTGTATGTCTTGCCTTTCACAAGGGACAAAACTTTACTCTCAAGGTCAATGACCCATTGATTCTGAGCCACTATCCAAACACCTCCCTTGCAATTCTTTCAATATCATGTCTCATTTGTGTTGAAGCATGATACATGAATGGTCTTGATGGCATACCTTCTGTGAAGTACCACTTTCCATCTCCGCCCAGATAATACCAGCCATATCTACCATCTGCCGTTTTTCTAATTGTTTTTCCTTGCGCATAAATAGCTGGGAGCTTGCCTGGATACGGAGTAGTAGCACCTATAATTCCTGTTCCCATCTCTACATAGATAGCATGTTCCGAATCAGCTTCTACCGCAAAGATAACTCGCTCTGCGTTGCTCTCTATCTCGGTTGAGTGAATGCTATTTACAAGTTCGCCAGTAAATACTGCATCCATCGTCAAGACTTCTTCTGTTGCTTTTTCCACTCCGTAATCAGTAAGTTTCTTCATAAAAAGCTCTACTCGCGTTTGGAACGTTTTCTGGTAACGTTCCAACATCCTTATGGCTTCATCTACTCCGCTCACCTTTATTTCCAAAGCCTTTGCCATTAGGTTTTTTCCTCGTTTTGCTGCAATACCTGCAGATAGTAAGACGTTTCATTCAGTGCTTCATTCATGATTCCACTCACTTGATAATCAGCCGAATTTTCGTCTGGTGATCCATTTGGTTTCGTTTTGATTTCTGAGTGTAGCCAGATTCTTGTTCCAAACGGCAAGCTAAGTTTGTTTCCGTTAGAGTCTTTTGCATGTTTAGCTAAGATGAGCGTAGCATAATTGTTTGTACTATCACTGCCCCATGCTCGCATGACAGCGTTTTTTAGCTGTGATGTGATTGTCCCCCAAAACTTTATAGGATTGCTGTAAAGCACTTCCATTTCACCGCTTTCTTTTGGGATTTTTTTACCTTCGTCATCGGTATAAAAATATACTTCCCCATCAGCTCCAACATAGCTCTCATACTGAATGTCACCGTTTTCATCTCTCAGATATCCAGGTGCTTTCCCGACTTGGTATGAATACCACATCTGCTGGCGATTTCTTCTACTTGTCCGTGCCATCTTTCAGCTGCTTGTATACCTGATTGACACCAGTGCTGGACAAACCTGATACAATGCCGACAGCAATTGCATTCAGAATATCCTGCGCCGGGAAGTCTGGTATGACATACATTCCTAAGACTCCCAGAATGCCGCCAAAAGCACCCACAATGACCGGAATGTAATTATCCTTGACTGCTGGAATTGTCTTGGCTGCAAGCCCAATTAAATAGCAAATAACTACAATTGCAATCACGGTAGTCATGCTCGATATATCCATTTTATTTACCTCCTCCACTCTTGATGTGTAACTCTTTGATCTCTTCATACATCTTTTTAACCATACCGTTTCCGCCCAAATCATGATAGGCTTCATACATTTCCTCGAAGTTCTGATAAGCATAGGATGGTATCTCCCCTAGCCGCATGTATTTTGTGTGATACTCGATCAGTTGCACACGCAATAACAGCATGGTTCCTCTCTCATTCGCGTTCTTGTCTTTCTTCTGTTGCTGCAGAAGCCAAACAATGTATCCTAAAGCAATCGGAAGGATGATCGTGTATGTTTGTAATAAAAATTCTTGCATCTTTATATCTCCTGCTTATATTTTTGCATATTGCCCACCGCCGCTTTAATATGCACCCTGCCAGCGTATTCACAAGCATTGCAAACACACTGGCGAACATCCTTCTTAGACCTTAGACTGTTGCTAACGGTATTATTCCAGCGAACAACGTTTTTCTGTCTACCATTGTTCGTTGAATGGAATCCTCACTGTGCTGACTCTCGCCCTCAAAGCCAATCGAGTTATAATCGTACAAAGCCAAATTGCGAATCTGGCTATAGTACCTGTCTAAATCTTGTGCAATCATTCCGTCCGTGTATCCAAGTGGATATCTTCTTTTGTCTCTGACTTCTCTGATTGCACTTTTGATTTTTTGCTTGAGTAGCGATTCCGAAAAGCTGCCGCCTTCTTCATCATTTGAAAGCTCAACTTGCAAATCAAAAAAAAGCTCGTCTGCAAGGTTGTCTGTATAGCTCATACTTTCTCACCTCCATCAAACAGCTTTTGGTTTCTTACCTCTTCGCTTTGGCTCATCATCAACTTGCAACTCTGGAATTTCGATTTTCTCTTCCATCGGGACGTCAATCTCTAGGGCATCGCTTTTTTCTTCCATTGGGACGTCTTCACCAGCTGCATAGTAGATTCCGTTAAGCTTGATCATGTGATCGAATTTCATTATTTGACGTCAATTACAAATGTGCTGTCGATGCCCTCATATGATGGAAGCACGATCTGTGATACGCTAGTTGTAGTCTTAATAGGTGGTCCCTGCTCGGTTTTGGTCGCAATTGCAATGCGGTTATCAAGCATGGCAACATCCACATTTTTATTTGACATCAATGTACGCTCTTCTGGTGTTACACCATAATATGTTGATCCTAGTGTTCCTGCGCCGATTATGGTTACTTTGTCATCCGGGTAAAACTTTTGGGTCTCTCCTTTGTAGTCAATGTACATCTTGTCGTAAATGATAGGCGTCAGACCTGTCTTTCGTGTAAAGATCTCCTTAACGGTTGCTTCATCGGTGAAATCAACCGTCTTACCGGAAGAAGTAATTAAAGCGTTCTTGATCTGCTCGTTCTCAACGAGGTAATCAAAGGTAGTACTGTTCATCATCGCATAGCGAGGAAGTACTCCGATTGATTTTAAATATTTAGTACCCTGCTGAACGTCTTTTAACGGCTTCGCCGTGTCAGGATGGTCCCACGTATCAGTGCCTTGAATTTTTAAATAATGCTTTTGCTTATATGTTCCATCGCCATCGTAATCGTAGCCATAAACCATATTGTCACTCTCTTGCTTCCCGGTTCCTATTGCGATAGATGGTTTTCCGTCCTTTGGTGCAAGCAGTGCCATTCGCATTACTTCGGCGGCGATTTCTGCGCCATCAATAAGCCTTGCAGCATCATTGTAAATTGATGATATAATGTCTCCGATGAATGGACTATTAGCGTCTTCGATCTCCATAAGTCGCATTAAATCTTCCTCTCGTACAGTCATACTCTCACGGAAAAAGATCATCTCTGTAGACTCCTGCTTAAATCCCTCACGGGCTCTGATCATCGGAATTGCGTCAAAATTACTTGGCTTTAAGATGGCGTTTAAGCCTTTGTGTGTCTTAATCCATTTTAATGACAAGCCCAGCTTCTTTCTGTTTGGGAAAAAAGCCTTTCCGACAAAGCCCATGGCATTACTTGGATCTTGTGTACGTCTTGCGGCAACTGCCTGTGAATCATAAATATCTGTAATTAAAACTGCCATTGCTCCTCCTTTTTACTCAACCACGATCATAGGCAGGATCTTGGTTAAGTCTGCATCATAGGTGATTCCTGCATTCTGTTCTGCTCTTGACTTGTTAATGTATGCCTTCTTAAGAATCGTTCCTTGCGGCCGATGCTCATACACATCAAAAAGTAAGATTCCAGCTCCGCCTGTCCATGGTGTTGCTGCAACTACTGTTCCTGTTCCACTAATTACACTTCCTGCCTTTACAACCTTCTCTCCGGTATCACTATCAGTAGTGCTGACATCTGTAAAATCAATGGTCATTGGCACTCCTTCGAACACCTCTCTGTTTAAGATCTCTGCACCGGATGGACGTATCTCGGTTGTTGCATATCTCATGTCTCCTCTTGCCATTCTTGCTTCCTTTCTTTACATGTATTGTTTCAAAACACTTTCGTCGACCTCTGTCGAATACGTCGGTAGTGACTTCATAAGTTCAACAGCCTTGCTCTCGTGACTGTCTCCATGTCCTGCGTTAACTTCGCCGCGCTCTGCCAGAAACTCCTGCATCATCTTTGATTTGAGCGTTTTCATGTGCTGTCTCAAGATTTCGTTTTCCTTATCTCCGTCTCCGTCAGCTCTTGCTTCGGCGTACTGCTGTGCTACTTCCTTGGACATTTCCAAAGTGTCCATGTATGTATTGGTAGATTTCATAATCGTCAACTCACGCTGCATTGCCTTGAACTGCTTGTCTCTCTCGGCTTCTGCTTCTTTCTTTGCTTCCGCTTCCTGCTCTTGAGCTGTCATCTTTTCTCTGAGTTGCTTTGTTTTAGCTGCATTCTCAGATGCAAGTGCATCAGCTTTGTTTGTGAGTTTCGCAATTAGTGCGTTTGCCTGTGCAAGCTGCACCCTTAATACATCAGCATCAGTTTCCGGTTCGTGATCATCACCTGATCCCTTTGACTCTTCATGAGTTTCAACCTCTGGTGTCGGCTCTGCAAAAAGCTGCAGGTTTAATTTTCTCTTGGTGGCATTGCGTTCAAATGTTCTGAAAATCGGCTGAGTCTTCATAGATTCATTCCTTTCTGCGTTTGTGCGGTTCTCTCCGCTTTGATTTGTGCGATTATTAAGCTCTTCTCTGAGCTGTTTTGCTCCTTAAAGTCCGTCTCCGACTTGTTTGCCCTAATTTTGTGCAAACAAAAAGCCCTTCAAACCTTCGTTTAAAGAGCCTGTTCTTTGCATGAATTAAGAGTATGTCACCCAGCAGCGACAGTTAATTACTTCCTCTGGGTTTGTAAAAGCAACTGCCATATCATGCGGATACCGCATAAGTGCTTTTCCAACTAAAAAGTAGTTGCTTATTGGTATAGTCGCTTGATCTTCCTTGTGGTGTGTTTCGCGTTCTTTTCCATCTATAATTGTGTTCCATGTTTTGTATGTTTTATTTCTGGTTGCCTCTTTGAAGTCTTTATGATTTAAAAAATCAAGGGCTGTGTTTTCGCTGACCAAACGTATTCGATCTTCTGATACAAAATATTTTTCGTTGACATGATCCGCAGTTACCTGTGCTGTAGATAAGCAGAAATCTGATATATAAGCCTTTGTCTCGCTGTCAAGGTCAATATATTGTGAAATCCATTTCAGCAATTTTGCTTCAAATTGTTCTGCCGCTTTCTTGGCATCAACTCTACCTGTTTCCTTCATAATCAGGATGAGCAAAATTAAAAAACGCATATCATCTTCAATCTTGTTTGAAAATTCAACGCGTTCTTGCTTTTGCTTGTTTGTGATTCCCATTTCACCAAAAAATCTATCGTATGGCATGGACCTTATCTTTTCGATTTCATCAAAACCAAATATCTGTGCCATATCATCACCTTATACCTTTCCGGTTATAGGGCTTGTTTCCAACTGATCTATTTGCCTATCAGTTGGTTCACTGTCTTCCACTGCTGCGGTTCCGCTTGATGCAGCAGCCTTTTGTACTGCTTCTATCATTTCCTTGCTGTCATTCCATGTCGCCTCAGTGTCTTCAAAACCGTCAATAAATTTAAGTGCATGTCTGCCATGCACACCAGTCTTAATGAGGGTTGATAAAGCATTTGCTTTGACTGACATGTCATAGTTCTTTCTTCTTGAGAAATGGAAATTGATGTCTCCAACATGTACTCTTTTGATTGGGTCATCGTCTTTAAGCACATTTGATGGAGTTAATTGAAGTACTTTTATGATAAGCTTAAGCTCCTCTCTCTGAGCCTTGCTTATGATTTGTTCCTCACGCACAGCGTCAATCTCAGCTGCACTCCATCCACTAGACATATCCATTGCTGTTCCTGTTGAACCACCGCCTTCTGAATCTTGTTGTGTAGGTACTTTGCACTTTTGCAAAATTCTTCGCCAGCGTGTATCTATCGCTGTTAATGTTGCGTTCGTGTCAAATGCATTAGATAGTGCCTTGATTTGCGGTGTTTTTCCGTCTGGTGTTGTGCTAGTAAGTACCCATTGCCCTGACTTCACCTCTATAGGCTTCTTAGTTTTAGGGTCAACTGGGAAATCAACATCATTGCCCCACCATATCTCCTGAGTTTGCTGTGCTGTAAGGTTTGCAAAATCAGAGACTAGCGTGTTAAGTTCGATACAATCTGATATTTGCCTCTCGAAGCAGCCTGTTCTGTCAACGGATCTCTCGTATTCAACTATCGCTATTTTCTTGAGTGGATTTAATGATTTTTTAACAATTTTGCCTTTTGAGACTTCAAAGCGCATCTTAGGAGTAAAGCACGTAAAATATTGTTCGCCATTGTCCGTTCTATATGTCACTCCCATCAGCTTCTTTTGTTTGGCATCATTGCTATATACGCAGAAGGCGTATCTTGGGTCTAGCGTATATATATCCACAAGGGCTTCGTCATCTTCTTCAAATTCAGTTTTGATGTCAACAAG